GAACAGGGTAGAGTTACTCCAGATATGAAGTGGATTGATATAGAGATCAAAGATCTTAGAAAAAAGATTAATGATCAAAGTGTTGAAGACGCAAAATTAGGTCTTCTAGATATAGCTAGCTAGACTAGCTTAAAAAAAATTAAATTTTTCCCTAAGGATACTGCGCTCTAAATTATTCTTTAGCCTCGCCCCAAGATTTTCCTAATGCAATATCAACTTTAGATGGTACTTTTAATGTGTCTATAGCATTTTCCATAATGTCTTTTACACCTTGAACGTCTGATTCTTTATCAATTGAAAAACAAAGTTCGTCATGAATTTGTAATAAAGGTTTATAACCAGCCTTGTAACAATTAATCATAGCTTGTTTTGTTTGATCAGCTGCAGATCCTTGGATCAATCTATTTAAAGCTTTGTAAGTAAAAGCCCTCCTGATGTTATTTCCATAAATTGCTTTAGCTTCCTCATACTGCATAGCTTTGTTCATTCCGAAGGTAGCAGGCTCCCACATGTCAAACCGGCATTTACGGCCCCCTATCGTCCGAATAAACCCATATTTTGAGGCAGAGCTAGATACATCTGTGGCTAATTTTTTAACAAAAGGTACTCTTTCACCATATTGTCTTAACAGGGCTTCAGCTCTATCTTTTGTGATACCTAATTCTTTACCTAATTTAGCTTTACCCATTCCATAAAATAATCCTAAATTAATTGTTTTGGCCTGGGTTCTTGTAATTCCTGCCATATCAGCAACTATTTGATGAAAGTCAGCAGACTCGTTTTTATAGGCTTCGATAAACTCCGCTGCACCTTCAAAGTTATCATTGACCGATGCAGCGTAGTGAGCAACAAGCCTAGGCTCCTGTTGTGAGTAGTCGAAACTACCCCATTGCCTACCTTCTTCAGGTAGAAACAAGCTTCTAATTTTGTCACCAAACTCTTTGTTCCTTGCAGGAATTTGTTGTAGGTTTGGATTTGAATATGATAAACGTCCAGATACAGTTCCACCTTGGTCAGATCTTAACTGATTTATCTCAGAGTGAATTCTGCCTTTGTGAACATACCTTTGAATGGAGTCTATGAATGTTGAATGAAATTTATTTATTTCTCTTGCTTGTCTTATTAGTTGCGCTATTGGGTTATCACAATTTACTAACCAGTTTTGTGTAAAGCTTGGTTCATCAGTTTTTGCTGTACGTGGGTAGTCAACACCTATTCGGTCAAACACTTGCGCAACAGATCGAGCAGCCCAGATATCTACATCTAGTGTGGTCTGAGATTTTATACTTGATAAAACCTCAGACTCTTTTTGTTTGAATTCTTTTTTTAGCAGAGAAGCCTTCTCTTCGTCAACTCTTATTCCTCTTCGTCTAGTATCTATCAAAATAGGCAGTAATTCCATCTCCATTTCCCAAACATCGTGTAGAGACTGCTTAGATACCTCTGTTTTAAGCCGATCCCATAAACGTAAGGTTAGCCCTGCATCTTGCTCAGCATAGAAGCCTACGTAGCCCGCAGGCAGCTTCCACATGTCAGCTTTTGGGTCAATTCCCCATTCTTTGGCTTTTTCATTCAAAAACGTTTCATTTTTAATTTCACCTAAATAATCTTTAGCACATGCATTTAAACTAAAACTAAATCTGTTTTCATTGATTAATGCTGCTGCAATCATGGTGTCAACTATCTTACCTCTAATCTCAAATCCATTTACAAGCAACCAACCTACATCATAACTTGCATTGTGAAATATTTTTGTAGCATCTGTTTTTAAAACATCTTGCATCCATGCGCAGGTTATCGACAGATCCATATTCCCACCAGCATCATGAGCAATAGGGAAATACCATTGTTGTCCAAGAGCAGCAACTGCAAAACCTACTATGTGTCCATCAAACGTTGCCCAACCTGGTCCTTTAGTTTTTATGTTTGGATCCTTAGTCTCTAAGTCAATTGCAATCTCTGTTGCTTTTGATAAATCTGGATACTCTGCTGGAGCTATCCAATCACTATCGTTGTAAATAAAATTTAATTGATGGGTCATTGTATTTTCCTACTTAGGTTTGCATCTTCAATCGATATTGCTTTTTTAAAAGGTACGGCTAAATCAAACAAAGCACAGTCTGCACAGTAATAACTGTATTCGTGTACAATTACAGCCACTACTTCATCACAATGCTCACACATAACTAGTTTATTTCTTCTTTTTGGCATCTTTTAAATGTTCTATTTCTAAATCACAATAATGTTTAATTTTTTCTAAATCTTCTATTTGTTTTCCTTTGAATAAATACCTACAAACATATTTTATTACATTTGCTTGAAATGGATTTAAACCATTCTTTCTTATAAATGTCCAAGGTTGAATTTCAAAATGTTGGTAGTGGGATCCTCCGATTTGTCTGTCTTGCGGAAATGCTTCATCGAACATACTTTTATCTGACATAGTTAGCCTCATATTGTTTGTAATACTTTCCTAATGGAAAATTATATTGATGGTAAGTGCCTAACAAATGTAGTGTGCTTTTAGATCTAGTGGCACCTGTATACCAAACCCTAAGCTCTTTTACTTTTTCTGCTAAATTCTTTTTTTCGTAATGAGATGGAAAGTTACATTTGCTGGCCAGGACAACATTATCTGCTTCACCACCTTTTACTTGGTGTATAGTATCTATAATTATTTTAGGAGGTTGTGATAAATCTACACCTTCACTCATAAGTTTTTGAAAATATTGTTTATCTTTATCTTTAAATTTTCTTTTAAATACTTGATTCCATAGACCTTTTTCATCACGCATACCACACCTTAAATGTAATTCATCAAATGTAAACACTTGATTTGGATGTGCAAAACTCCATTTCTTACTATCCTGTGACCGGTAGCCGTGATCAATGTTTAATAAGAACTCATACATTGTTGTAGCTTCCTCTCTAGTAATACTACCACCCTCACAAATCTTCTCCCAATAATTAATTGCTGCAAATTGATTAGGGTCAAAAGACTTATTATTTTTTTGATCTTGATAGTACAGGCCAAGGTTTCTTGCCTCTTGTTGTAATTCTTTTTTCACATCATTAATTCTAGCCAACACCATCCAACTACCCTCCATATCCCAAGGTACTTTCTTTAAACCATTCCACCTATGTACCGAACCCTCTTTACCATTAGAGTAAAATTCTTTTTTAATACGATTATCACCCATAGAGTTAAGTAAACATTTAGAAAAAAAATGTATATTTTTATTAAGTCTTACACTTTTTTTAAGCACTAATGATTTACCTGGAAATGTTTGAAACAAATTAACATCAGCACCATTCCATTCATATATTGCTTGGTCATCATCTCCTGCAATGTAAACCCTCTCTACTGCTTGAGCTATCTTAACAACCATGTCCCACTGTAAAGGTGTCAGATCTTGAGCTTCATCTACCATTAAAACTTTAAAAGGTACTACTAAACCATCATTAACAAATTTTTCTACCATATCAGTAAAATCTAATCTGTCCGGTGTTCGTTGTCCTGTCTCCATCTCCATTGTTTTAAATTGTTGGTACCCTGCAATGATAGATTTAAATTGTTGTAGCCTAACTGTTTTTCTTGTTTGTTGTTTGTACAACCACACAGGATCTACTTTCATGTTTCTTGCCCTGTCATAAATTTGAAGCGACCAATTATTATATACTTTTTGATCGTCCCAAGTATCTTTGTAACCCACCTTGACAGTGCCATATTGTGTATGAAACATCAGCAGGTCTGCCTTTGGATCTAATACGGGAATTTCAGCAAACTGTTGTCTGGCCAGAGAATGTAGTGTTCTAAAATATGAAAAAGCATCTTCATCATAACCTTTAAACTTTTGTCTGACTCTTGCAACACATTCATTTACAGCTTTGTTAGTAAAGGATACGTAACAAATCTCATCGGGAGAGTAACCTTTTTCTAAATAACGTTTTACACGTTTTAAAAGGTTCTCTGTTTTACCTGTACCTGGTGGTCCAAATATTTTAATTGTCTTCCCACGCAGCTTTTGCTTTATTAAATTTGACATCTTTATTTTTATGCTCTGTTTGTTGTGGTAGTGCTACAACCCAATGCCTACTACTAATGTTTTGAAACTTCTTCTTAGGCAAAGCTTTTCCCTGCTCAAGAAAACTTGTACATTCTTTTTCATTCCAATTATACCCTACTTTTTTCATGAATGATTTAAATGTTTCTAACTTAAATCTCATCTCACTTTCGTCTTTCCAAATGTTACCAGAATCTATCTGATCAAACTCAGTAGTATCTTCAACATCTTCTAAGAACCTAGTCATTCTAGAATTAAATACGTCTTGTCTTTCCTCACCAGAATCAAAACCTTCCATGTCTTGTTTATTTTGTATTAACTCATCAAGCCAATCTCTGTAAGGATCTGGATCTCGTTTAGATGGTTTTAATGGTCTCCAAACAATATCATAATTTAATAACTGTTCTCCCAACAACTGCTGTTGGTATAATTGTTTTGTAGAAAGTCTTATAGATTTACCTTGTATGGGTAGTATCCAATAAGGTTCTGGATAAGAGTTAACTTTAATAAGTTTTCCAACTTCTGGTAAAGCTTCATTTGCTCCAATACCTAATTTTCTTTTTACACATGTGCTAGATACACAATGCATTCTTGCAATAGATGTTTTACATTTATAAGTGTACTCTTTGTTTTCAACTCCCTTAAATATATTTTGTAACTCCTTTGGGTGAAGTTTTTCACTACACACCTTAGTCATCATATCTCTTGTCCACTCTTCATACATCACTGGATCTGGATTAATCTTCTTTGCTAAGACAGCCACGTTAAACATTGCATCATTACGACCTTCACCTTTTTGTACTTTATTTTTCATAAAGTTAACTACACAAGGAGGATAATCTTTTGTCTCATCATCTTGAAATATTTTTAATTTTTTAAAAGACTCAGGAGTTAATCTAAATTTAGATACAAATTTATATAGATCTTCTATTTTTATTGACTGACATTGGTCGTCCATAGCGACCCTTGTAGGGAGTTTTGCGTTTTGGTAAGGTAGGTTTACAAAGTTACCTTTTCTTTTGTCATCCCAATTATCAGGTGTTAAATCAACTTGATCTTGTGCAGGAAATATATCTGTAGTGGTGTCGTTAATTCCTAAATCTGAAGCGATCTCAATTAATTTTTTTCTCATCGCAGATGCTGCAACAACACCTTTGATAAAAATAATTAAATGGAGTCCGTTGGATTTTGATCTGAATGGGACGAGTGGGTATTTCCTTTTCCGTATAACCGATATAACGTCCTGATGCTGTATATTATAACGATCAACATCGATGACCCCCCAACTGCATGTATTATCATCTCGAATGGGAACTGATCCATAGTAAGCTTCTCCTTTTAAGTGTTGAACCCAATGATCTTTTGTCATCGGTTTAGGTTCAACCCAATGTTTAAATTCTGATTTGCCCTTAGAGTTTTTATTTCCAGTAGGTGCAGAACATCCAAAATATGTAGAAGAGCCCTGGAAGAGTTCTACAAACTCTCCCAGGGTGTTGTCAAGTAGGTCCATACTAGAATGGAGTTTTTTCTACTTGTTCTTCCTTGCCGTGGTTAACTCTGACAGCACCTTTTTTACATGATTCGTAAAACTCAAAAGCTGCTTTGATTGTGTCTTCGCTCCCCACTGTACCTGTGTGTTCGATTTCCCAACCGTACCACGAACCCAAATTGTTTTTCTCTAAAACAGTTTTAAGTGTGTATTGTTGAGTAAATGGTGCAGGTCTAAAAAAACCCTTACCATCTTTTCTTTTCTGTCTCAAAGACATCATCATTGAATTCCATTTTTTGGATTTCTTTCTTTGAGTAGATTTCATAGTAATCATAGCTGTAGAAGATTTGTCTTCTTGCACTATCATAACGTAGTGAGAAGCTGTCTCTTCTATGTAATTACCATTCTCAAGCCTATCCTTACCATCGTCACCTCTGGTAGTTTTAGTCATGATATCCGAACCAGAAGAATAAACATTTACAGGAGCAACAGCACCTTTTTCTCTGTCTCTCCACTCAATGTATTCTAATTTATAATAGCAAGGTATAACTGTTATACCTCCTGCACCATCATAAAGTTCATCTGTTACTGTGTTATAGATCATTCCAGGTCTTGCTTCAGGGTTAAACTGACTATCACCTTGCGTTACTTGTGGTGACAACTGTCCTAGAACTTTTAGAAATGGTAATGCTAAACTCTTTGAATCTACATTATCAAATCCAGCATCAGCAAATTGCTCTAAATCAATATTAGCAACTGCACCAGCCTCTTGTTTAATCGATACTTGGCCCGATTGTCCGTCTTTTATTTTCATATTATTACCTATTATTTGTTAGTTATTTTCGTTTTATTTGCGATGTACACACCGAACAAATCAAAAGGAAGTTCTTTACCACCTTCGACTTGTTCTTTAACAAATGCCTTAAGAGTCATAGGTTCAACTTTTTCTTTTTTATTGTAGTTGAATCCATGGTCTTCACAGACTTTTATTAATTC